AACCATGCACGTTGAACTGCAGATGGACATTGCGCTGCTGCAGCGCGCCATGAAGGCCGAAACGGAAGCTGCGCTGCTGCGGGCCGCGCTGGACGCCAAGCCGGCGCGCAGGGGGTTTGAATGAGCGAACCTTGGCGCGAAGCACTGACCGAGCAGCAGAGGAAGATCCTGAACGCTGCCTGTGGCGACCTGGCCGCGCAGATCAACTGGCACGGCAACCGGCTTTCGAAAGACGACTGGCGCCACATGATCAGCGGCACGATCCTTGGCTGGCGGATGATGCCGGCCATCGACCGGGGCGAAGGCCGCGCCGGGTTTATCATGCTGGGCGGATCAAGCCTAGACCTGAGCAAAGACCAGTGCATAGACGCGATAACGATGGCCTTTCACATTGGAGACGACCCGAGCAGCCAAGGCCTGAACTGCCCGCCTGTGCGCTGGTGCGCGGCCGTGTGCAAGGCGCGATGGTTGGCCGATGAGGAAATTGCGGCATGACCCGCGCCGAGAAGCGCCACCTCAACGCCGTGGCAGAGCTGGGCTGCATCCTCTGCGCCGTTCTCGGTACACCCGGCACGCCGGCGGAAATCCACCATCTGCGCGATGGGCAGGGTATGGGGCAGCGGTCCAGCCATTACGACGCCATTGGCCTGTGCGCGTACCACCATCGCGGCGATGAAGGCTATCATGGCATGGGGAAGCGGCGCTTCGAGGCCGTATATGGCGTGACTGAGCGGGAACTTTTATCCAACGTGATGAGGCTGCTGGCGGCATGAGCGAAGACGAGAAGACCATCAACACGGGCGACGAGATTCACAGCCCCCTTCCCCTGCCGGCGGCAAGGCTGCTGAAGGAGGCCGCAGAAACCCCGCTCGACCCGACCGCGCTCGACCCTAGACTCGCCAGGCGCAAGGCTGTTGACCGGGCGCATGAGGAAGTCCGATCAAGATGGCCCAAGCTGTTCCGTGACTAAGTGGAATACCATGATCGTGATTGCGGTAAACGAGCGCGGGCTGCGCATAGGAGAGGACCATCATAATGCCCGATACACGGATAGGGAAATCGAGCACGTTCTGAGACTGCGTGATGAAGGATTAAGTTACGGGGAGATTTGCAAGATCATGGAAATACCGAAAAGCACGGTGGCATGTATCTGCAAGGCTACAAGGCGCTGCCAGATTGCGGCGGCGTTCAAGAAAGTGATGAGGGGATAATGAAATGGGAAAAGGCGCGAAGTCGATTATTTGGGGCTTTGTCATTATTGCGCCAGATTACGCGCGGCGCTTCGCTATGAAGCAGCATGGATCAATGCGCGCATTCTACGATTGGTTCGTCTCAAGGTTCATAAAGCTTCGAGATGAGTATGAGGCCCAGCTTCGCAAGGAGAATTCTTATGGTTAAAGCACGCCGCACAGCACGCACGGATCGCGCGCGCGAGAGCTTCCTGGTGGTTTTGCGCGAAACCTGCAACGTGTCCGAGGCAGCGCGTGCCGCTGGCATTGGCCGACGGACGGCATACGAGTGGCGCGAGAAGGACGCCAAATTCGCCGAGGGATGGGATGACGCAGAGGAAGAAGCGGCTGACAAGCTTGAGCGCGAAGCGTGGAGGCGGGCGGTTGATGGGATAGACAAACCTGTCGTCCACCAGGGCGTTATAACGGCAATCTACAAGGAATACTCGGACAGGATGCTGGAGATACTGCTGAAGGGCCATCGTCCAGAAAAGTACGTCGAGCGCAACAAGATCGAGCATTCCGGCAAGATCGGCCTCGAATCGCTGATTACGGGCGACCATGACGGTTGAGAAAGCCCGATTACGCATCCAGGAATGGCGGCGCGACCCGGTAAAGTTCGCCGTTGACTGCTTCGGCGTAACGCCTGACCCGTGGCAGGTTGACGCCATGCGCGAATTGGGCGGCGACTATAACCCGGCGCGGCGTCTGTGCATGAAGGCGTGTACCGGGCCGGGGAAAGCGCAGCCTGTCGATATGTTGATTGAGACGCCTGACGGCTTGCGCCGATGGGGTGACATTGTGCCTGGCGATATGGTGTTTGCTTTGGATGGCACGCCAACTCGCGTTGTTGCGCAGACGTGGCGTGGCACGTTGCCTCTGTACCGCGTGACGTTTGATGATGGCACTTCTACTGATTGCTGTGCAGAACACCTGTGGCGCGTGCGTGGTAGGACTGAGCGCCGTCACGTCAAGCAGCGCGCATCCGTTGATTGGACAGAGCACAAAGAGCGTTTGGCTGTGGCGCAAGGCCACTACAGAACACCAGAAGATGGCTGGTCAACGTTGAGCCTGATTGAGATTATGGCTCGCAATGACAGCAACGATGGTCGTACTAGGCGGCAGTTTGAAATACCGCAACAGGGAGCGATTGAATACCCTGAGGCCGACTTGGCTTGTGATCCTTATGTGTTGGGAGCGTGGCTTGGTGACGGATGCAGGGGGCAGCGCGGCGCTCGCGTTTCCTGGCAGGACGAAGGGATAGACGCTGAAGTTGTACGTCGCGGATACCTGATAACTCGGCGTGATGGCGGCAGAGCCGCTACGGTTCACGGTCTTTCGTCTGGGTTACGTTTGGATAGGGTAAACAACATACCAAGCCATGAGCGCCGCGTCCCCCAGCAGTATATGCGGGCGTCGATTCAGCAGCGAAAGGATGTTCTTGCCGGATTGTTGGATACAGACGGGACGATAGCGTCTGATCGCAGTATTTCTTTTGATGTCACGTCAAAGGGCTTGGCCGAGGATGTGGCGTGGCTGGTGCGGTCGCTTGGCGGTAAAGCGATGGCGATTCGCACAAAGCGAGGTAAGTACAATGGCAAAGATGGTGGCATGGTTGAGTGCCTGACCGTCTACCGCGTCACGCTGTCTCTGCCGTTCTGCCCGTTCCTGCTCAAGCGAAAGGCTGACCGCTGGGCCGCTCCGCAGAGCCGGTACATGACGCGCTGGATTGAAAAAATAGAGCGTATTGGTGACGGCGAGGCGATGTGCATACAGGTTGCGCACCCGCTGGCCTGTTACCTCGCCAACGATTTCATCGTCACGCACAATTCCGCGACTCTGGCGTGGATGGGCTGGCATCGGCTGGCCTGCTTTGCGGCCAAGGGCGAGCACCCAAAGGGCGCGGCGCTGTCGATCACCGCCGACAACCTGAAAGACAACCTGTGGGCTGAGATGTCCAAGTGGCAGCAGCGCAGCGCGTTCCTGAAAGCTGCGTTCACCTGGACCAAGGAAAAGATCTACGCCAACGAACACCCGGAAACATGGTTCCTGTCGGCAAGATCGTTCGCCAAGGACGCCAACGCCGAGGCGATAGGCCGGGCATTGTCCGGCCTGCATAGTCAATTCCCGTTCGTCTTGCTTGACGAGACGGGCGAAATGCCGGTATCGGTCGGACGCGCGGCGGCGCAGATATTCACCGGAAATCCTCGGGACGCCGCGATCATCCAGGCCGGCAACCCGACCAGCACAAGCGGCTTGCTGTACGAGTCTTGCACGAAGGCCGGCGAGGCGTGGGAGATCATCACCATCACCGCCGACCCGGACGACCCCAAGCGCACGCCACGGGTCAGCGTCGAGCACGCCCGCGAGATGATCCGCACCCATGGCCGCGACAACCCTTGGGTGATGGCGACCATCCTCGGCCTGTTCCCGCCGACCGGCTTCAATTCCCTACTTGGCCCGGATGACGTTGACGCGGCGATGGCCCGGCATTACCGGCTTGAGCAAATCCAAAACGAGCCTGTCGTGCTGGGCGGAGACGTGGCACGGCAGGGCGATGATTCGAGCGCCATCGCCAAGCGGCAGGGGCGCCAGGCGTTCCCCATCCGCACTCTGCGCATTCCAGACACGATGCTGCTGGCAGACCAGTTCATCCGCGACCAGAAGGACAGCCAGGCCGAGGCGTTCTTCGTTGACGAAACCGGGGGCTATGGGGCGGGCGTGATAGACGCCATGCGCAGGCTCGGGCATGACGTGGTGGGCGTGCAGTTCGGCGGGCGGGCGTCCGACTACCGCTATTTCAACAAGCGCAGCGAGATGTACTTCGAGATGGCTGCGTGGGTGAAAGCAGGCGGGGCATTGCCTGACGACAAGGAACTGAAGGAAGAACTGTGCGCGACCACGTTCGTCTACCAGGGAGACAAGTTCAGGATCGTGGACAAGGGCATCATCAAGGACAAGCTCGGGCGTTCACCCGACAAAGCCGACGCGCTGGTGCTGACGTTTGCTTTCCCGGTGGCCAAGCGCAACCCGCTCAATGCCTACCGAAACACCAGTAAATCGAGAGATTACGACCCCTATAGCCACGCCAACAACAGATAGGCGACCGAGCCGACCAGTACGATCAAGCGCATGCCGCTGCCGCAGGAGAGCCAAGCCCAAGTCTTTCGCCATGTCGGCCTGCGTAGCCTCCAGACTATTTCCCTTAGTATTTCGAGCGTGAATCCCATGCCGTCAGTGTAGCAGCGGGTGCGCGTACCACAAGCGGCCACGCATAGATTATGCACATGGACATATCCGTCATTCCAATTGATGCGGTTCGCGCGCTTGAGCGCGAGTTGGCGCTGTTTCCACAGGTTGACCTGTCTACCACGCACCTGGTTCATGGCGGCATGTACGCCCGCACCATTTTCATTCCTGCCGGCGTGGCGCTGACTGGCGCACTGACTGAGATGGACAACATCTGCGTGCTGTATGGCGACATCACCGTGACGACCGACGAGGGGCCGCGCCGGCTGACCGGGTTCCATGTGCTGCCGGCCAAGGCTGGGGCGAAGCGGGCCGGTGTAACACACGCTGAGACGTGGTGGACAACGATCATCCCGACTGAACTGACCGATATTTCCGCCATTGAGGAAGCCATGACGACCGAGGCCGACAGGTTGCAGTCGCGCAACCCGGCGCTGGGCAATGTAACACAGGGGGCTTTGACATGAGTTTCGCAATCGTCGCCGCTGTCACGACAGCAGTCGTGGCCGGATACAGCGCATACACCAGCAAGAAACAGGCGGATGCGGCGATTGACGCGCAGCGCGAGGCCAATGCTCAAGCCCAGGCCGATGCCGACGCCCAACTCAAGGCCTACGAGCAGCAATCAGCCGCGCAGGCTGCCGACTATGCCGCGCAGGCCAAGGCTGCCGACCAGAAGTTCAACGCGGCCAACCAGAAGCGCCCCGATACACGTTCCATGCTGGACGCGGCTTCATCTGCCGGGCGTGGCGGGGTGTCAGGGACCATGCTGACCGGCCCCGCCGGGGTGAAGAAGGAAGACATGGTTCTCGGCAAGTCAACCCTGCTGGGGATGTGATGGAGCAAACAAAGCAGCAGAAAGTTCGCTCGCGCTCGTCATCGCTCAAGAACGAGCGGGCAAGTTGGGACGCGCACTGGCAGGAGATCAGCACTTATCTGCTCCCGCGTGCCGGGCGGTTCTTTACGTCTGACCGCAACAAGGGCGACAAGCGACACAACAACATTTATGACTCGACTGGCACGCGGGCGCTGAGTGTGCTTGCGGCAGGGATGATGGCAGGCATGACCAGCCCGGCGCGGCCTTGGTTTCGCCTCACGACTGCCGATCCAGGGCTTGACGAATCGGCGGCGGTCAAGGCGTGGCTGGCCGATGTCACCCGCATCATGCAGATGATCTTCGCAAAGTCGAACACCTATCGCTCGCTGCATTCGATGTACGAGGAATTGGGCGCGTTCGGTACGGCATCCAGCATCGTGCTGCCAGACTTCGATAACGTCATTCACCACTATCAAATCACGACCGGCGAGTTCTGCCTTGCCGCCGATCACCGTGGCCGGGTCAATACCATTTTCCGCGAATACGAAATGACAGTCGGCCAGATGGTCGAGCAGTTCGGGCGCGACAAGTGCAGCAGCACGGTACAGGCCATGCACGATCGCAACCAGCTCGATAGTTGGATTCCGGTACTTCAGGCCATCGAGCCTCGCAAGGCGCGCGATGCGTCGAAGCGTGACGCGCAGAACATGGCGTATCAGTCCGTCTACATCGAGGCGGGCGGCAATGAAGACAAGTTTCTGCGCGAGTCTGGCTTCAAGACATTCCCGGCATTGTGTCCGCGCTGGATGACCTCTGGCGGCGACATCTACGGAAACAGCCCGGCGATGGAAGCCTTGGGCGACATCAAGCAATTGCAGCACGAGCAATTGCGCAAGGCGCAGGGCATCGACTACCAGACCAAGCCGCCATTGCAGGCACCGACAAGCATGCAGAACCGGGGCGTTGATCAACTGCCTGGCGGCGTGACCTATGTCGATTCAGCTTCGCCTACTGGCGGCATTCGCACGGCATGGGAAGTCAACCTCAATCTGTCCTATCTGCTCGAAGACATCCGCGACGTGCGCGAGCGCATCAAGTCAAGCTTCTATGCCGACCTGTTCCTGATGCTGGCAGGCGGTGACAACCGCAATATGACCGCGACCGAAGTGGCCGAGCGTCACGAGGAAAAGCTGTTGATGCTGGGGCCGGTGCTGGAGCGCATGCACAACGAAATCCTTGACCCGCTGATCGAAATGACCTTCGCCCGCATGGTCGAGGCCAACATCGTGCCGCCGCCGCCGCAGGAGCTGCAAGGCATGGAACTGAACGTCGAGTTTGTTTCCATGCTTGCCCAGGCGCAGCGCGCCATTGCAACCAACTCGGTGGATCGCTTCGTCGGCAACCTTGGGGCAGTCGCCGGCATCAAGCCGGAAGTGCTTGACAAGTTCGATGCCGACCGCTGGGCCGACGCCTACGCCGACATGCTGGGCATCGACCCGGAACTGGTTGTGCCTGGCGACAAGGTGGCATTGATACGCCAGCAGCGGGCGCAGGCTGCGCAGGCGCAGGCATTGCAGGACAGCATGGAGCAGCGCGCACGTACCGCCAAAGACCTGGCCGCAGCGGACACCAGCGGAAAGAATGGATTAACCGATGTCACACGTGCGTATAGCGGATACACATGAAAACGTGCGGAAAGTGCGGTGCCGAATTGGAAGGCAGAGCGTGTAACGCATGCCGCAGAGAGTGGCGCGCGACAAATCAAGAAAAAGTAAAGGCGGCAAGGAAACGGTACAACGATAAGAACAGAATAAAAGTTGCTGAGTCGACCAAAAAGTGGCGCTCCGCAAATCCTGAAAAGCTAAAAGAGTCAAACGCGAAATGGCATGCGGCCAATCCGCACGCGCGTCAAGTAATCACGCAGAACTATCGGGCAAGGAAGCGGGCGGATGGAATGAAGTTGTCGCCCAACCTTGCTGCCAGGCTGTTCAGTCTTCAGCGCGGAAAATGTGCCTGCGGTTGCGCTCAACCGCTTGGTGACGACTACCACCTAGACCACATCATGCCGCTGGCGCTTGGCGGCACAAATAGGGACGACAACATCCAGCTTTTGCGCGCGACGTGCAATCAGCAAAAGCACGCGAAGCACCCTGTTGATTTTATGCAACAGCGTGGATTTCTACTCTGACAGGAGAAAACATGAGCACTTACATGAAGGCGGGACAAGCGTGGCTCTACGACACCGACACGGGTGACATTGTTGGCGTCAAGGATCGGGACGGCGGCGAGTCGATATTTGGACGTATTGTAACCGACGCCAACGGCAACGCCGTGCTAGTTGATCAAACAGGCGCTACAGTATCATTGCTCGGTGACATCCTCACTGTCGGGGCTGGCGGCATGTACGCCACCATTCAAGAAGCAATTGACGCGGCGGGAAGCCGCATCGAGCTGGTTGATACGCTCACGGCAACAACTCTGCTCTCCACTAGCACAACACCTAGCATGACCGCTGCAGGACTGACAGGTTTCAGCAAAACGCTCGGCTCTGGAGCGCACGGCGTTCTGGCACACGGTCTACTTCAGGTCAACGCCTCGACCAAGTATTTCAAGATCAAGTCTTGGGATACGACGACAATTGACACGGTTGCCTACATCGAGTTGTACGAGAAATTTGATACGAGCATCGTAGCATCAGCGACGATCCGCCTGTATCGGATCAACCCCGTCACGATTCTGCTGCTGCCAGGTGATCACAACACTACGACTATCCCGAGTACTGCGGGAACTCCAACCGGGACCGTGATGCAACCCGGTATCAATATCGCGGCACTCGACGGTGCCAGCATAGCAATTTCCGAAAACACCAGTTCACCGAACTGGTTATTTCAAAATCTGTACGAGAATACGTTTACAAACCTCACGTTCAAAGGCATCGAGGCGTGGGGTGACATGGACTCATTCGGCACGGTGTCGCCGGAGGCGTGGGGCGGCGCTGAACTGACGTTCATCAATTGCAACATCGACCACCTCAACAACAATACCCACATGAATGGTGCTTCGCAGGCACCTGTCATCGCTGGCGGATTCACGCGATTTATCCGTAGTACCATCCGCGAAACGCGAAACGGCTGGTTTAAATATGGCGGTCGGGTAACAGCTAGCAACGACAACACGATTGTCGAATTCATCGACTCGGTGACGATCCCGTACAACGATACCGACAGCATCGGCGGCAACATGAACCCGATGAGCATGGGCATGGCGGCTGCCACCGATCTTGGTACGTTCAACTTCTACAATCATCGGATCGTTCAGCATATCGACTACGCCAACAAACCGAACGTCGCCGGCAGCGCCTTCGATAATTGGGGTGAGTTCTACATCGGCTCTCCGTGCATCGTGAACTGGTACGGTGGCTGCATCGACATCAAGAACACATCCGGCGTCGCGTCGAACACGGTAGGCATCGAGACCGGAGCCGCTGCCACGGTCAACCTGTTCAACACCGCGATTCGCGCGTTCGGTACGGGCGCGACCGGCATCATCAACAACGGAGCGACCATCAACCTGCACAACACCTACGTCGAGGGCGCGACCAATTCGATCAACAACGTTTCTGGCACGGTGAACGTCGAGAAGGGCTGCACGCTGAATGGCCCTGTTACCGGCACGATCAGCTCCACGGTACGCGGTGTCGCTACGCTGGTTGGCGGTACTGTGACGGTCAACACGTCGAAGGTACACGCGAACAGCCGCATTAAGCTGTGCCACCAGACGACGGGTGGCACGCCTGGGATTCTCACGCTCGGCACTGTCACGGCTGGCACTTCGTTCGTCATCAACAGCACCAGCGGCACGGATACAAGCACGGTGCTGTGGGAGCTTGAGCACTAGCTAGTGCAATCCGCCTGAACCCCATGACCTTCGCCTCCGTCGAAACCGCCTCACAAGGGCGGTTTCTTGTTGCCTGCCATTCTTGGGTGCGCGTACCTCAAGCATCACAGCATAGATTGCCATCATGAGCAGTTACGACCCGACCGACATCCGCAGCCAGGAGCGCGCGAAGGAAGATACGGCAACGCGCAACAAGCTGGCGAAGGATACGGAAGCGTCGGATGTTAAGTGGTTGATGAAGTGCAGGCAGGGGCGCCGGATTGTGTGGCGCTTGCTGGATCAGGCTGGCGTGTTCCGGCTTTCGTTCAACACCAACAGTATGCAGATGGCGTTCAACGAAGGAAACCGCAACAACGGCAACCGCCTGCTGGCAATCATCCACGCATCCTGCCCCGAGCTTTACACGGTCATGCTGAAAGAAGCGACCGCAATCGAGGAAAGAAATGGAACCGACTCAACAGACGACTGAAGCCGCAAATCCCACTGAAGGCGCAGCCACGTCCACGACGGCCGCAACGGAAGCCGCTACCGCAGCGGCAGCCGCCGGCCAAACTCAGCAGGCAACCGAAGGGCAGACCACCGAGGCCACCACAACGGCCGAGGCCGGCAAGACCGAAGGCGAGCAGGCGAATCCGCAGGGCACACCAGAGGCATACGAGTTCAAGGCTCCTGAAGGCCGGCAGTTCGACCCCAAGGTGCTCGAAGGATTCTCGGAAGCCGCCAAGGAATTGAACCTTCCGCAAGAAGCAGCGCAAGCGATACTCGACAAGATCGCGCCCGCGCTCGCCGCCAAGCAGGAAGAAGCACTGGCGAACGTCCGTGAGCAATGGCAGAACGATTCCAAGGCGGACAAGGAGTTCGGCGGCGACAAGCTGACCGAAAACCTCGCCTTGGCGAAGAAGGCCATCGACACCTTCGGCACGCCTGAACTGCGCACGCTGCTGGATGAAACCGGACTTGGCAATCATCCGGAACTGATCCGGGCGTTTGTCAGGGCCGGCAAGGCAATCAGTGAAGATGGATTCGTCCCTGGCCGCTCCGGCAACGTGGCGCAGGCCGATCCGGCAAAACGTATGTTTCCCAACATGAATTAACAGGAGTCAACCATGACGACGCTCGCTACTACTCACCCCACCCTGCTCGATCTGACCAAGCGGCTCGACCCTGACGGCAAGATCGCCACCATCAGCGAAATGCTGACGCAGACCAACGAAGTCCTTGAAGACATGGTCTGGGTCGAAGGTAACTTGCCGACCGGCCACCGCACCACTGTCCGTACCGGCCTGCCGACCCCGACCTGGCGCAAGCTGTATGGCGGCGTCCAGCCCGGCAAGTCGCGCGTCCTGCAAGTCACCGACGCCTGCGGCATGCTGGAAGCCTACGCCGAAGTGGACAAGGCACTGGCCGACCTCAACGGCAACACCGCTGCTTTCCGCCTGTCTGAGGATCGAGCCCACATCGAGGGCATCAACCAGGAACTCGTCTCGACGCTGTTCTACGGCAACGAGTCGACCGAGCCGGAAGCCTTCACCGGATTCGCTCCTCGCTTCAACGACCAGGCGGCCGAGAACGGCACCAACATCCTGACCTCGGCGGCTACCCCGGACGGTTCCGACAACGCCTCGATCTGGCTGGTTGTGTGGGGGCCGAACACTGTCCACGGCATCTACCCGAAGGGTTCGATGGCCGGCCTGCACATGGAAGACAAAGGGCAGGTCACCATTGAGAACATCGACGGCGCCGGCGGCCGGATGGAAGCCTACCGCACGCACTACCGCTGGGATTGCGGCCTGTCCGTGCGAGACTGGCGCTATGTCGTGCGCATCAACTTCGACCTGGAGGACATCGTTGCGTCTGGCGCAACCGGCCCCGTGCTCGACTCGCTGATGCGCAAGGCGATGCGCCGCATCCCCAGCCTCGGCATGGGGCGCCCGGCCTTCTACGCCAACCGCGACACCCTCGACGCCATCGATGACCAGGCGGCCAACAAAGGCACCCTGGCGTTCAAGACGGTCGAGGACGCGCAGGGCAAGCTGGTCAACAAGTTCCTGGGCGTTCCCATCCGCCGCGTCGACGCCCTGCTGTCGACCGAATCCGGCATCTAAACTGTGAAGCCCCAGCTGAGTCCGGGGCAATCTAACGAAAGGACTGCACCATGATTCTCGACAACTTCCTCGAATTCGCTGACGCGGCCGCCATCGCGCTCAACACCACCAACGCCATCGCGCCGAATACGGACGTGATCGACCTCGGCGCTTCGCAGACGCTGAAGGACATCGGCAACGGTGAACCGCTGTATCTGGTCATCCAGGTCGATACAGCGTTTGGCGGCGCCGGCAACGTCACCTTTGACCTGGTATCCGACAGCACCGCCAACCTGGCGACCTCGAAGACCACGCACCTGACCACTGGCGCGATCGCTTACACCGCATACACCGCTGGACGCACGTTCATCTACCCGCTGCCCGTCGAGCAGACCTACGAGCGGTATCTTGGTCTGTGGGAAACCGCGAGCGGCAACCTGACCAGCGGCAAGATCAACGCCTTCCTCACGGCCAACCCGGCCAAGTGGATCGCAACGCCTGACGGCATCTGAGGTCTGACATGAAAGTAATCGCCAACACGTTGGGGTTTTACGGCGGTTCACGTCGCCGCCCCGGTGATGTGTTCGAGGTGCCGGATGGCACTAAGGGCAAGTGGTTCACGCCAGCCGACAAGGCCAAGCCGAAAGGCAAGGCCAAGCCGGAAGACAAGTCGCCTGAAACCCTGTCCGAACTTGCCCACGCCGAACACAAGGCGCAGGGCGATGACGCGCTGGTTTAACGAGTCCTCCCGGCAGTAACTTCCGGGGGCCATTGCGCCCCCGTTTTTGAATGATGGGGGAATGCCTTGAGCAGCGAAATCGACATCTGCAACCTCGCCCTTGCCCGACTTGGTGACGATGCCACTGTGGCGAGCATCGACCCGCCCGAGGGTTCCGCGCAGGCCGAGCAATGCGCGCGGTTCTATTCCATCGCTCGGGACACCATGCTGGAAATGCACGACTGGCGTTTCGCCACCAAGCGCGTGGTGCTGGCGCTGTCCGCCGCTTCCGACACATGGGAATGGGCGTATGCCTACGCCGTTCCAGCCAACTACCTGCGCCTGCTGAAGATCCTGCCCGAAACGGGCAGCGCGCAGGATGACACCGAAGCGTTCGACCAGATGGTTGATGCGGACGATGGTCAGGTTATCCTCACCAACTGCGCCAACGCGAGCCTGATCTACACCACACGGGTCACGGACACCACGCGCTTCTCGCCGCTGTTCGTCGATGCCCTGGGCTGGCTGCTGGCCTCATACCTGGCCGGGCCGATCATCAAGGGCGATGCCGGCAAGGCTGAGAGCAAGGCCTGTCTCGGTCACTTCGGCATGACGCTGGCACAGGCGAAGATTTCAGACGCCAATCAGCGCAAGACCACGCCGACGCATAACCCGGCCTGGATCGCGGGGCGCTGAGATGGCGAACATCCGCAACCTGCAGCGCTCGTTCAGTGGTGGCGAAGTCACACCGGAACTGTTCGGGCGGATTGACGATGCGAAGTATCAGTCCGGCCTCGCGCTGTGCAGGAACTTTATCCCCAAGCCGCACGGTCCAGCCGAGAACCGCGCCGGCTTCGAGTACGTGCGCGTGGTCAAGGACTCGACCAAGAAGGTCAAGCTGCTGTCGTTCACCTACTCGACCACGCAGACGATGGTACTGGAAATGGGGGCCGGCTATTTCCGCTTTCATACCGCAGGGGCAACGCTGCTGGCCGGAAGTACTGCCGCCTACAATGGGGCAACGGCGTATGTGATTGGAGATATGTGCACCAGCGCTGGGGTAAATTATTACTGCATCGCCGCCACCACTGGCAACGCGCCGCCAAACGCGACCTACTGGTATCCGATGCCTGCGACCGGGGAATACGAGATTCCCAACCCCTACGCAGAAGCCGACCTGTTCGACATCCATTATGTGCAGTCAGCCGACGTGCTTACCCTGGTTCATCCTGGCTACGCGCCGCGCGAACTCAGGCGTTATGGCGCGACCAACTGGCAACTGGCGGCGGTTTCATTCGCTGCTGCGATTGCAGCGCCCACCGGGCAGAGCGCAACCCCGAGCGCGGTCGATGCGACTTATACGTACAAGTACGTAATCACCACGATCAGCGCGGATGGTATGAGCGAGTCGGTCGGCTCCAGTCCGGCCACCTGTACCGGCAACCTGTTTACGTCTGGATTCACCGTCACCGTTGCATGGTCGGCAGTGACGGGCGCCTCGCGCTACTACGTCTACAAATTGCAGGGCGGCTCCTACGGCTACATCGGCAGCACGACCGGGCTTTCCATCGTCGACGACAACATCGCGCCCGACATGAGCAAGACCCCGCCGACCTATGACACCGTGTTCGGCGGCGCGGGCGATTACCCGGCTGCGGTTTCCTACTTCGAGCAGCGGCGTGTGTTCGCCGGCACCGGCAACAAGCCGCAGAACATCTGGATGACGAAATCAGGCACCGAGTCGGACTTCAGCTATTCCCTGCCGGTGAAGGATGACGACCGTATCGCGTTCAAGGTGGCGGCGCGGGAAGCCAACACCATCCGCCATATCGTGCCGATGTCGGGCCTGGTGCTGCTGACCTCTGCCGCCGAATGGCGGGTGACATCGGTCAATTCCGACGCCATCACCCCGGCAACCATCAGCGTGCGCCCGCAGTCCTACGTCGGCGCGTCCAACGTCCAGCCGGCCATCATCAACAACACCCTGCTGTATTGCGCTGCCCGTGGTGGGCACGTGCGGGAACTGGCGTACAACCAGGACGCGGCCGGCTTCATTACCGGCGATCTGTGCCTGCGTGCGCCGCACCTGTTCGACGGCCTGGCCATCAGCGACATGGCATATTCCAAGGCGCCGCAGCCGGTCGTGTGGTTCGTCAGCAGCAACGGCAAGCTGATCGGGCTGACCTACGTCCCTGAACAGCAGGTCGGCGCCTGGCACCAGCACGACACAGATGGGCTGTTCGAGTCGGTCTGTGTGGTGGCTGAAGGCGACGAAGATGTACTGTATGTGGTGGTCAAGCGCAACATCAACGGGTCTGACGTGCGCTACGTCGAGCGCCTGCATTCGCGCCAGTTCACAGCGCAGGAAGATGCATTTTTTGTTGATTGCGGCCTGACCTATAACGGCGTGGCGGCGGATACCATCACCGGGCTGGATCACCTTGAAGGAGAGACGGTTTCAATCCTTGCCGATGGCGCCGTTCATCCGCAGAAGGTGGTGACGGGTGGTTCGATCACACTCGACGTTGAGGCCAGCGTGGTACAGGTCGGGCTTCCCATCACCGCCGACCTGCAGACCTTGCCGATGGCGGCGATGCTGAATGACGGCAGCTACGGCCAGGGACATGCCAAGAACGTCAACAAGGTGTGGCTCAGGGTCTACCGTTCCAGCGGGATATTCGTCGGGCCATCATTCACCAATCTAACCGAGGTCAAGCAGCGCACCACTGAGGTTTACGGCGCCCCGCCAGCACTAAGGAGCGAGGAAGTCTCGGTTGCCGTTTCGCCATCCTGGGGCAACGGCGCGCAGATTTGCGTTCGCCAGTCCGACCCTCTGCCTCTGACCGTTGTCGCCATGACGCTGGAAGTTGCGCTCGGTGGATAAGGTGCGCGTATCCGCATGAGCGGGCGGTATTTTCAGGGCATTGACCAGGAGGCGGCATGTCGTTTGCAATAAGTTCCGTCGCGCTGCAAACCGTTGGCATGTTCACCAACGCCATCGGCGCGCGCCAGTCCGCCAAATCGAACCAGCTTAACCTCGAAGGCCAGGCGATCATTGCCGACGCCAACTCAAGGATGGCGCTGGCTGCTGGCGCGTCTGCTGCTGGTGCAGCGACAGCAGCGGCCGGGGTGGCGGCATCCAACGCCCGCGCCAAGGCCGAGGATGATGTCGTCAAGCTGATGAAGAAGGGCGCCCAGGTCAAGGGTTCCCAGCGGGCCAGCATGGCGGCGCGCGGTCTGGATATGTCGGAAGGCACGCCAGTCGAGATTCAGGCCAGCACCGATACCGTGATGTGGGACGAGATTGATTCGGTGCGGGCCGACGCCGCACGTGCTGCGTGGGGATATGAGGCGAGCGGTTCGGCGCAGGCCGCGTCGATCATGGCCGGGGCGCAGGCGCAGTCGTTCAACTACAGCATGGAGGCCGGCGCGGCGCGTGGTTCGGCCAAGAGCATCAGCCCGAATTCCGCGTTCAGTTCCTCGCTGCTGTCCGGTGCCGCCCAGGTTGCCGGCAAGTGGTACGGGCTTTCCAAGGAGGGCGCTTTCGCCTGAGAACCATGCCATTCGTGCCTTTGCGCTTCGCGCCTACTGAAAACTTCGCAGCAAAACAGACCCAGCAACTCGGGCAGTCCATGCTGAACCTTGGCGGCGAGCTTGGCCGCATCGCGTTCGACATCCAGAACGAAGCCAACAAGGTACGGGTGGACGACGCCATGAACCAGTTGGTGAAGTTCCGCACCGACGCGCAGGTTGAAGCGTTCAGTCTGACCGGGCGCAACGCGCTGGAACGGCCTGACGGCAAGGCCTTGCCTGACGAGTACGACGAGAAGCTGCAAAAGCACCTAGACGCCATCGAGGCGACCCTTGGCAACGATGCCCAGCGCGCGGCATTGCGGGCGCAGGCTGCGCCGATCCGGGCGCAGTTGTACGGCAACTTGTCTTCGCACATGGTCGAGCAGCAGAAGGAAATGCGCCGCGAGACGTGGGCGGCAACCATCGACACCGCAACCAACCAGGCAAACCTGCTGTGGGGCGACGAGAAGATCAGGAAGCAGTCGGCCGAAGCCATCCGCACGACCATCGACGAGATGGCGAAAGACCAGGGATGGGATGACAAGATCAAGGAATCCAAGCTGGCGCAGGCTTTGAGTCCGATGCACGCCGGCATTATTCAGGGCATGGCCGACGCCGACCGGATTGATCTGGCTAAAGCCTACTATGACGAGAACGCGCCGACCATGAGCATGGCGGTTCGCGCCAAGGCGATGAACCTGATCGAAGTGGGCGACTTCGAGAAGAAGACCCAGGACGGCGCCGCCGCAGTGTGGGCGATGGCGGACGGCAACGCCGCCGAGGCGCTGAAGCTGGCGCGCGAGAAATTTTCCGGCAAGGAGGAGGATGCCGTCATCACCCGCATCAAGACGCTCGACGCCGAGGAAACCACCATCCGCGAGCGCGACCAGCGGGACGCTGGTGATTCGGCGTGGGGCTTGTACGCCGAAGGCAAGAAGATTCCGGCGTCGGTGTGGGCGCGCATGGACGGGCGCGACAAGATCGCCATTCGCAACGCCCAGCGCGCCGAGGCCAACCACCTTGCGGCGGCGAACAAGGAAGCCCAGCGAGATGCCCGCGACGAAGCCTATTTCACCCTGTACGAAAACGACGACGCGCTCATCAACGCCCGCCCTGCAGAGATTTCCTCGTTGCTGAAGCAGGGTTTCACGCAGACCCAGGTGTCGAGCCTGCTGCGCAAGAAGGAAAAGCTCGCCAACGAGGCCGAGTCGGTGTCGGTGTCCAAGCACGCGCTCAACAACGCCTTCCTGCGCAACGGCATCGAGAACAAGAGCAAGAAGGACAAGGCGCTGCGCGGCATGATCGAGTCGCGCATCGACGAGGAAATCTATGCCGAGCAGCAGCAGCGCGGGCGCGCGCTCACCCGCGAGGAAAAGGACAAGATCATCAACCGGCAGTTTGTCGAGGTGGGAAGCTACTACAAGCAGACCGGATTGTTCTCTACTTCAACCGGAACGCAGAAGAAGAAATATTACGAAGTCGAGAACAAGGACAGCATCGTCATCCCGCAAGCCGACAGGGATCGCATCACCAAGACATTCCGCGACTCCGGGGTGATGGTCACGCCTGACCGGCTGCGTACCTACTACCTGCGAGAACTCGGTAAATGAGCGAACTGAACGACCTGCTGACCCGCTTCAAACAAGAGGACGCGGGCAGCGTGCCTGGCTTTGACGTTCCACATGCCAACAACGACCTGCTGACGCGCTACAAGCAGGAAGACGCCGTTCTCAACGCTTTTGCCACGGCGCACAAGACCAACCCGGACGAGTACGCGAAACTCAGAAAAACCGCCATCGACGCCGGCATGACGCCGGAACAGGTCGACATGTTCCCCGAGGAAGCCGAGCGCCGTGCCCGCTACGACGAGGCGGTGCGGCTGGCGCAGGAATCACCGAAGACGGCCAAGTGGGTGGCAACCGGCGACAACGCCAAGCTGGCCCATGACGACACCGAGAACATGGGCATGATCGAGCAGGTGCTGCGCAACACCGGCAGCGCCGCCGTGTCCGGCCTGCGCAGCGCCAGTGCCGGCGCGGTCGGCCTGGCGCGCGCCCCGTTCGAACTTGCCGCCCCATTGCTCGACCCGCTGACCGGCACCATCCTGCCGGAAAACCCGCTGCGCCGCACCGCGGCCGGGCTTGCCGAGTACCAGCAGGGCATCGCTGGACGCGCTAAGGCCGAAATGCCGCAGGGCGACGACGTGTTCAGTTCCGGATTCTACAGCGGCATCGCCTCGCTGTCGCGCAACCTCGCCGCCCTGCCGATGGCTTTCCTCCCTGGTGGACAGGAAGCCGCGCTCGGCGCGATGGTCGCCCCGGTATTCGGCGAGTCCTACGGCCAGGGGCGCGACAATGGTATGAGTCCGGTCGCATCTACCGTGTTCGGCGGATCGCAGGCGGCCATCGAATACGTCACCGAGAAGATTCCGCTCGGCAAGTTGCTTGGTGACCTGAAGCAGGGCACGCCGTTCCTCAAGACGCTGGCGCACAACATGGCGCGCGAGATTCCGGGTGAGCAGGCCGCCACCGTGCTGCAAGACCTGAATGAATGGGCGGTGCTCAACCCCGACAAGCCGTTCGCCGAGTACCTGAAAGAGCGCCCCAACGCCGCGGCACAAACCCTGATTGCGACGATGGTCGGAACCGGCGGCCAGGTCACGCTGATGGAAGGCGTCAGCCGTGCCGTGGGCTATGCCGAGAACCGTGCCATGAAGGCGCAGCAGGCCGAGCGCGGCGCCGCCTTCGTCGAGAACCTGAACAAGCTCGCCGCATCCGACAAGCTGCTGCAACGCTCACCCGATGATTTCCAGTCATTCGTCGCCGCTGCTGCCGAGGATGGCCCGGTCGATACCGTGTTCATCGACGGCAAGTTTCTCATGCAGTCCGGCATGGCGCCGCAACTCGCGGAAATGTCCCCGGCAGTCCGCGACCAACTCGACCGCGCCATCCTCACCGGCGGCGACATCGCCATCCCGGTTGCCGAATACGCCGCGCGGATCGCCCCGACCGAACTTGCGCCGCAACTGCTTGATCACCTGAAGACCGAGCCTGACGGCTTCACCCGCGCCGAAGCGCAGGACTACATGCAGAACCAGGGGGCGGAACTGCAAGCCGAAGTCGAAAGAATCCTCACCGACCGGCAGGACGCCGACACCTTCCGCGCCTCGCAGGACGTGGTGAAGCAGGACATCCTCGGGCAACTGAACACGGCAGGCCGCTTCACGCCGCAGGTCAACGAAGCCTATGCCACGCTGGCAAGTGCATATTCAGCGGTCAGGGCGGCGCAGCTCGGCATGACGCCCGAGGCGTTCCACCAGCAGCGCGGGATGAAGGTGCAGGGCGAGGCGGTGACGGGGCAGCAGTTCAGCCAAGGAGTGACGCTTGACGCCGTGCGCCAGCAATGGGATGCGGCAGGCATTAAGCACGCGATCAGCGAGAAGACCGGGGCAATCACCCTGTCGCAGATTGTCGTGCCTGAATCGGATCGCGGCGCAGGCAAGGGAACTGCTGCAATGCAGGCGCTTGTCGATTACGCCGACCGCACCTGGCAGCGCGTCATGCTCACGCCATCGTCAGACTTCGGTGGCAACAAGAAGCGGCTGACCGAGTTTTACAAGCGGTTCGGTTTCGTCGAGAACAAGGGCAAGAACAAGGACTTCAGCACGATGGAGCGGATGATCCGCGAGCCGAAGCCTGTGGATCAATTCAACCCCGCCGACCCCAACATCCTGAATCAGTCGGCCTCACAAGACGGAGCGGTCGCGCTTCGTGCCCTTGCGGACGAAGGGAACAATCAGGCCATTGTCGCGCAGGCGCTTGTAGACCGTGCTGGATTTGGCCCCAAGCAGTTTGCCGATGTCCTTGAAGGTGCGGCCCTCGGCGCGCAGCCTGACGGCCTCGTCGGTGTCCCAGCGTTCGCGGCCATGCTCTCGCATATGCGTGCTGCTGTTCTCGATGACGCGAAGGTTCTCGATGCGATTGTCGGATCGGTCCCCGTTGATATGGTGAACAACCTCGCCGGGTCTGAGAGCGCGGCCAAGGTGCTGCTCCATGACGAGGCGATGAACGAGGACAGTCCTGCATTCAATGCTGACCTGATGGTAGCCAATGGAGTTGATACATCCAACCCGGTTGGCCTTCTTGTGCGCGAGGCAGCACTCGCGGCTGCAAAAGTGGCGAGCGTGACGCTTAACAACGGACGGGAATCGTCTGAAGCTGGTGCCGCAATTCTCGCAGGTAATGGGAACAGTTTTAGCCAAAGTGCACGCCTTCCTCGGGCGGCTTTCCACCCGTCTACTAATACGATTACATTGCTGGATAACGCCGATCTTACATCATTTTTACACGAATCCGCCCATTACTTTTTCGAGTCCGACATCCAGCTTGCAAGCGAATTGCTCGGCAAGCCTGACCTGACGCCCGGCGAACAGCAGATCGTCGACGACGTTTCCCGCCTGCTGACGTGGCACGGCATCCAAGGGGATGTGACCGAGCAGCTGCGCCAGTGGCACACGATGGACTTCGAGGAACAGCGCAGCCACCACGAACGGACGGCAGAATCCTTCGAGGCTTATCTGTTCTCAGGCCGCGCCCCCAGCCTTGAACTGCAACCCGTGTTCCAACGCTTCGCCGCGTGGATGGTCAACGTCTACAAGTCGCTCAAGGACTTCCTGACCCGCAATCCAGAGGCCGGCAAGCTGAACGATGAAGTGCGCTCGGTGTTCGACCGCATGATTGCGACTCGGGAGGAAATCGCGCTGGCCGAGCAGGCGCGTTCGATGATGCCGCTGTTCTCCGACCCGGCCAAGTCGGGCATGTCGCCGGAAGACTACGCCAAGTATCAGGCGCAGGGGATAGACGCGACCAACGCGGCCATTCAGGACTTGCAGGCCAAGGGGCTGCGCGACATGCAATGGCTGCACAATGCGCGCGGCCGGATGGTGCGGAAGCTCCAGAAGGAGGCCAAGGCACTCCGCGCCGAGGCGATGATCGAGGCGCGGCGCGAGGTCATGAGCCAGCCCGTCTACCGGGCTTGGGACTTCCTGACCCGCAAGCTCACGGCGGACGACAAGGGTCAGGCGCCCAAGGCCGACCCGGAGAACGTCGACCCGCAGCGCGACTCGCTGTTCGCGGCGATCGCCAAGTTGGGCGGCATCCCCAAGGACTTCGCCGTCAAGGAATGGGGCATCGACCCCAAGAGCAAGCCGCAATCCGGCGTGTTCGGTAAGCCCGTCTGGAGAATCACCGAAGGCGAGCCGGCTGACCTCATGGCCGAACGGCTGGCACGGCTGGGCTACCTGGAAGCCGACGAGCACGGCAAGCTGGACCTGGCCGAGTTCTATGACCGCTTCAGCCGGGAATTGTCCGGCGAGGCGCAGTATTCCAGTTCCTACGACTACGAGGGCGAAAACCGCGACGTCGCCAACCCGGCCGGATTGCAGGCCGGGCGGCTGGACGCGGACTCACTGCCGGCCGAAGTCGTCGAGATCCTGGCCGCGCGCCGGATGACGGCGAAGGGCGGGCTTGATCCCGACCTGGTGGCCGACCTGTTCGAGTTCAGTTCCGGCGACGAGTTGGTGCGAGCCCTGGCTTCCGTGCCGGCGCCGAAGGACGCGATCAACGCGCTGACCGATGCCAAGCTCTTGGAGCGCAACGGCGAACTTGCCACGCCCGAGGCCATTGAGCGCGAGGCCGACCGCGCGATCCACAACGAAGCCCGCGCCCGCATGGTGGCGACCGAACTGAACGCCTTGGCGAAGGCGGCCGGCAAGCCGAAGGTGATGGCGTCCGCCGCCCGCGAGTTCGCCGCGCAGATGATCGCCCGCCTGAAGGTGCGCGACATCCGCCCCGGTCAGTATGCCAATGCCGAAGTGCGCGCCGCCAAGGCTGCCGAGGCCGCGGTCAAGGCCGGCAACCTGGCCGAAGCCGCAGCCGAGAAGCGCAATCACCTGGTCAACCTGTACGCCACACGGGCCGCGCACGACGCGCAGGATGACGTCGCCGCCGCCCTGCGCTACCTGAAGAAGTTCGACAAGCGCAGCAAGAGCCTCGACCCCGCCTACCAGGACCAGATCGAGGCGCTGCTGGAACGGTTCGACCTGCGCCCGGCGAGCCTCAAGGCGCTCGACCGCCGCGCCTCGTTCGCCGAATGGCTGGCGGCGCAGCGCGAGGCCGGCATCGAGCCGGACGTGCCGGAAGGGCTGGAGAACGAGGCCAACCGCACCCACTACAAGAACCTGACCGTCGAGGAATTCCGCGGCCTGGTCGACACGATCAAGCAGATCGAGCACCTGGGCCGGCTGAAGCACAAGCTGCTGACCGCGCAGGACAAGCGCGAGTTCAAGGCCATCGTCGAGGAAGTCGCCGGCAGCATCGTCGAGAACGGCGGCACCGAGCGCCCGGTCGAACTGGAGGAACCGGGTCGCTTCAAGCAGTTCGTCGAGAACTTCCGGGCGGGGCACCGCAAGCTCGCCAGCCTGGTGCGGCAGATGGACGGCGGCAAGGATGCGGGTCCGTTCTGGCGCGTGTTCGTGCGTGGCATGAACGAAGCCGGAACCCGCGAGGCGTCGATGGTTGAGGACGCCACGGTTCGCCTCATGGAAATCTACAAGCCCATGCTGGCCTTGAAGGGCGGGCTCAACGGCGACAAGCGATTCATCAAGGCGATCAATGCCAGCCTGACCCGCGCCGGGCGGCTGTCCGTCGCATTGAACTGGGGCAACGAAACGAACCGCCTGCGCGTGATGGAAGGCGACGGCTGGACCGAGTACCAGGTACAGGCCATCCTCAACACCCTGACCCGCGCCGAGTGGCAATTCGTTCAAGACGTGTGGGCGTTCATCGACTCCTACTGGCCGCAGATCGAGGCCAAGGAGAAGCGCGTCACCGGTCGCGCGCCGGACAAGGTGAAGGCATTGCCGTTCACCGTGATGGTCGACGGCGAGAACGTCAGCCTGTCGGGCGGCTATTACCCCATTAAGTACGACTCGAACCGCGACGACCGCGCCGAGAAGCACGAAGCCGCCGAGATCGCCGAGGAAATGAAGCGCGGCGCCTACACCCGCGCCTCGACCAAGCGCGGCCATACCAAGGCGCGGACGGAGAGCGTCAAGCGCCCGGTGCGAAAGACGCTCGACGTCATCACCCAGCACGTCGGCGAAGTCACCCACGACCTCGCCTGGCACGAATGGCTAATCGACGCCAACCGCCTGCTTGACGCCAAGCCGATCAACCAGGCCATCCGCACCCACTACGGCACCGCCGTCATCCGCACCATGAAGGACGCGCTGACCGGGATTGCTGCCGGCGACATGGGCCGGCAGACCGCGCTCGACACGGCGCTGCTGTACCTGCGCGCCAACGTCTCACGCTCGACGATGGGTTTCTCGCTGACGACCGCGTTCCTGCAGCCGTTCGGCCTGCTGCAGTCGGTGGTCCGCATCGGCGCCAAGCCGGTGATGCACGGCATCGGCCGCTGGGCTGGCGACATCGCGCGCATGGAAAACACCCTGAAATGGGTCGGCGAGAAGTCCGAGTTCATGCGCCTGCGCGCCAAGACCTTCAACCGCGAATTGCATGAAATCCGCAACCGGGTCAGCCACGGGCACAGCAAGATCCGCACGGTCTACGACGCCAGCCTGTTCATGCTCATGCAAAAGATGCAGATGGTCGCCGACATTCCGACCTGGATCGGCGCCTATGACAAGGCGCTGGCCGAAGGGGTGGAGGACGCCGACGCCGTGGCACTGGCCGACCAGGCCGTGCTCGACTCGCAGGGCGGCGGGCAGAACAAGGACATGGCGGAACTGCAGCGCAAGCACCCGATGCTGACCATGTTCTACAGCTACTTCAACACCACGCTGAACCTCGCCGCCGAGTCGACCGCGCAGACCAACTTCAAGAATCCGCTGGCGGTGGCCGGCTGGCTGTCCGACATGATGCTGCTGATGGTTGTCCCGGCGCTGGGCCCGGCGATGATCCTAGCCATGATGCGCGGCGAGGCGTGCTGGGAGGAAGGCGACTGCGCGCGAGAAATGGCGCAGGCGCAGCTCGGCTACACGCTGGGAACCGTGGTCGGGGTGCGCGAACTGTCCGGCATGGCCGAAGGCTACGACTACGCCGGCCCGCCGGTCGGGCGGGTGGTAGCCGACCTCGGCAAGTTCGCCACCCAGGTCAGCCAGGGCGAGGCCGACGAGGCTGCGGTCATGTCGGCCGTGCGCCTGTTTGGCGCCGCGCTGGGTGTTCCGACCACGCAAATCCTGCGCAGCTGGCGCGGCTGGAACGCCTGGGCCGAGGGCGATGCGCCCGCAACGTCTATCCTGCTCGGCCCGCCGCCGAAGGACTGAGGGTGCGCGTATCACCTTGTGCTGCGGATAAATTTACCGTAGACACTAGGAGCGGCGCGCATGACCATCTCGACAACGGATCGCAAGGCCGGGCCATTCGACGGGAATGATGTAACTGTCGATTTCCCGTTCACCTTCAAGGTTTTCAGCGCCGCTGACCTCTATGTCATTAAGGCCGATTCAGCCGGCGCAGAGACCGTGCTGGTGCTGTCGTCTGATTTCACCGTCAGCCTCAACGCTGACCAAGACAGCAATCCGGGCGGGACGCTGACCCTGCCGGCTGCGCTGGCGACCGGATACACCCTGACCATCACCTCCGACATCGACATCCTTCAGCCGGTCGAACTGACCAACATGGGCGGGTTCTATCCGACCGTCATCAATACCGCGCTTGACAGATTGACCATGCTGATTCAGCAGGTTGCCGAATCGGTTGCGCGCAGCGTCAAGTTCAGCGTGTCCACGCCGAGCGACGAGATTACCGAACTGCCGTCCAATGACCGCGCCAACAAGGCGCTTGGTTTCGATGCGCTCGGGGCGCTGACCGTATTTGCCATGACGACCGGAACGACGCTGATCGAGATGGCGCAAGCCGCAGGCTCGGCGCTGGTCGGTTTCATTCAGGCCGGGACGGGCGCGGTAGCCACCACGGCGCAAGAGAAGATGCGCCAAACCGTGAGCGTGTTCGATTTCCTGCCAGCCTCGCAAATCGCCTACATCAAATTGCAGGACGCCGGCATTGCATCGCAGGATGCCACTATCGTAACCGCGGCGATTCAGGCCGCGCTCGATACGGGTTATGACGTGTTCCTGCCGTGTGGCTTGTACCTGATCAACGGCGTCCTGGATATGACGGTTGACGGCCAGATTTTCTACGGCGAAGGGCGCAAGTCCGTCCTCTACAAGAAGGCCGGCGTTCATCCTACGGCCATTGTCCGCATCGAGGATAACCCCTATCCAACCAACAAGCGCCAGCGCATGCACGTGCGCGACATGCTGATCTACACCCCTGAAACGACCACGACGCGGGGCATTCGAGTGTTCAGCGCGGAGCATACCTACATCACGGACGTTACCGTTAACGGTGCGTTCGCTCAAGGCATCTTCAACGATTACAGCACGCTCCTGTATCTGACCCGCGTTTCGTTGTGGGGCAATCAAGTCGGCTTTCGTGGGATGTGGGGATATACCGGAGTCGGCTCATGGATCTACCTCACCGATTGCTTCGTGTCGGGCGGCGCGGGTGGCATCTGGATCGAGGACACGGCGGCAGTCAGCATCAACCATTGCATCATCACGGCTTGTACCGATTTCGGCATCTGGATCGACCGCACGGCGGGCAAGGCCGCATTCACGGTCGATAACGTCATCATCCACAACTGCGACGTGGATAGCTGCCTCGACAACGGCATCCGCCTGACAGACCTTGACCGCCCCACGGTTTCCGATACCTGGGTGTCGTGTGGCCGCGATGCGACGGACTACAAGGACGGCATCTATGCCATCCTGTGCAACGAGTTGACCGTCAGCAATTGCAACCTCTACAACAACGGCGCGGCTGGTCTGCATCTTGATGCCTGTACCGATAGCCTTGTGATTGGCAACAAGGCGACTGGGAACAAGACCTACGGGATTTGGACGACCGCCTCGACCAGCGGCACAACTTTCATCGGCAACACATGCAGCCCGACCGGGCCGCTTTACACGCAGCCGAATGGCATTGCCGTTGATAACGGCGACTACAACATCATCGTCGGCAACAACTGCCAGGGACACGGCACAAACGACATCTATGACGGTTCAGGAGCCAACGGAAAGCGCATCGCAAACGTTGGGGTTGCCGACCGCAGCGTCGGCGCTGTCACCGTGGCGAACCTGCCCACCGCTGCCTCTGTCGGGCAGGGCGCGCGGCACATGGTCAGTGACGCTACCGTGACCACGTTTGCCTCCATTGTCGCCGGGGGCGGGGCGAACATCGTGCCTGTTTACAGCGACGGCACGAAATGGCTGATCGGATGATGATCCCACTCGACAAACAGGCCCACGCCTGGGCTGGATGCGCCATCTTCGGCCTGGCCGTCGCCGTCCTGCCGCCGCTCTATGCGCTGCTGTTGGTGGCTGGCGCCGCCATCGGCAAGGAATTATGGGACCGTCGCACCCACCCGGCCGACTGGCTGGATGCCGCCGCGACGATAGCGGGCGGGTTGGTGGCCGCTGCGTGGAATTACGGTGTGCAGTTGGTTTGAAAGCGATGACGATGACGATAGACCCCGACGCGCTCGCGTCCGCTATTCTGGAAAAAATGAAGGAAGAGCATCGCGTGTTCTGGATCGATCCTGAACGGCACTCCGACCAGCACGCGTTCCTCGCGCTGCTCATGCAAGAGCGCGAAGAACGCATCCAGCGCAAAAAACGGATTGAAGAAAAAATCGCCGGGTCGCTGGTCCTGTCATTTATTCTCATGACCATCGGCCTGATCGGCGCTGGCGCACTCGACTGGATGAGAAAACACCTCAACTGATGAGCGATGACGCCGGCAGCGCTGAACAGCGCATCGAAGACATTATTGCCGACGGGCTGGCGAAGGTTCGCCGACGCATGGAATCGCGCGAACTTGATCCGTGCGGGGCGTGCCATTTCTGCGGCGAGGATGTGAATTCCGGCAGGTTGTTCTGTTCGCGCGAGTGCTCGGATGACTGGGAAAATGCGAAACACCGATGAAGCTGCTCGATGACTGGAAACGCATCGCGCGAAAGGCATGGAGCGTGCGCCTCATGCTGGCCGCGGGCGTGCTGTCCGGCGCCGAAGCGGTCGTGCCGATGCTCGGCGCGTACATGCCGCGCAGGGCATTCGCCGTCGTGGTGTTCGTCGTGGTGATGGGCGCGCTAGTGGCGCGGTTCGTCGCACAACGGAGCATGCGGGATGACGACTGAAGGCAAGTCCTTCAATTTCACCGCGATCCTGACCGCGCTTGTCGTGGTCGGCTACATCGGCGTGTCAGCGATGGCTTATTTACGTGCCGGGATTTCCTGGCAGGAGTTCTCGGCGGCGGTTGGGCCGATCGCCGGTACGGTGCTCGGCTATTGGTTCCGGGGGGTCAAGCAATGATCCGCCCGCGCCTGCCGATCGCCGCGCTGGTGCTGTCCGCCGCCGGGTTCGCCGGCATTGCCATCAATGAGCACTATACCGACACGGCCGTCATCCCGACCAGGAACGACCGCCCGACCGTGGGGCTGGGCTCGACCTTCCGGGATGACGGCACGCCGGTACAGATGGGCGACACGATCACGCCGGTCAAGGCCATCGTGCGCAGCATTGCGCATATCCAGAAGGACGAGGCTGGTCTGAAGCGCTGCGTGGTCGCGCCGATGCACCAGGTCGAATACGACATCCTGGTGGACTTCTCCTACCAGTACGGCGTGCCGACCGCCTGCCGCAGCTCGATGGTGCTCTACACCAACGCAGGCCGCTATGCCGATGCCTGCGACGCCTACACGCGCTATAAGTTCAGCGGCGGCTACGACTGCTCGACAACGATCAACGGGCAGCCGAACAAGCGCTGCTGGGGTGTGTGGAAACGAAGTCTTGAAAGGAAAGAACGATGTCTTTCAGTTCAGTGAGTCAGCGCGAGATATTGGCCTGCTGGCTGGGGCTTGTGATTGGCTTTATGTGGGGGCTTCTGTGCGCGATTCTTGGCTTGCTGGCCCGCTGATCCCATACGCCATCCTCGCCGTCGTGCTGGCGGCAGGGTGGACATTTTGGCCGCGCCCCGCGCCGGAAGTTGGGCAGTCCGTCGCGCTACCACCGGCAAATGAAGTGCGCACCGTGGAAAAGATCATCGAGCGCCCGAAAATCGTCTATGTCTACCCGCAAAAAACCAAGCAAGCCCTCAACCTCCCGCAGGACGTGGTTGCTGATCAAGCGAAAAAAGCCATTGCCACCGGAAAGCTGGACGCAGAGGAAAGGGAATATAGCCTGACCGCAGTTCTGGACACCGAGACTGGCGACAGCCATGTGTATGCAAGACCCGAGCCATTGCCGTGGATCGGGCCTGGCAAGCGCGGCGCTGTCGGCATGGCCTATGGAATGAAGAACGGCAACCAGGTCGGGATGATTTACGCCGAGCACGACCTGTTGCGGGTGAAGGCGTTGCACGCCGGGGCGCGCGCGCAGGCCTTCAGTGATGGTGACTGGTTCGCTGGCTGGTACGTGGAGATTCGTTGGTGATATGGCCGTCCGCGTATCCTGCAACGCCCAACTGAGATTCAGTGTGCTGCTGGATTGCGTCGAAGAGGACGAAGCCGTCGCCATCGTCAAACGCCACATGCACGCCGCCGCCTTACAGGCCGCGCTCGAAATGCGGCGGGACGGCATCGACACCGAGCTCGACGTGGACTATCTGGTGGCCTACACCAAGTCCGGCGCCTGAAAAACGGGCCGCCAGGATTGGCGTGGTGCGGTTTTTTTGGGGCTGGATAGGGTAGGGCTACCCCACTGCCAGCATCCGATGCACGGCATACGGTAGGTGTTAGGTGTGTTTGCCGGGTTTTTCATGTGTTATGCACCTGTTTAGGTGTCTATTACGTGTTAGCGGTCAAGGCCGCACGCGCAATCCGCTTGTAATGCTCAGGATCGTTCGCCATCGCTACCGCCATCGCGCCATCAAGTCGATAGCCATCCTCCAAGTCCCTCTGCATCGCTCCGATTGGATTGATGATGTCGGCGAGTGCGCCGCGCAATCGCTCAATCTCTGTTGCGGCTTCCGTCATTGCGGTTATAGCAAGGCTTCCGGCTATGTAATTCTCTGGGCCAAGGCTGCTATACAGTTTCAGCTTTTCAACTATGTCCATGTCGTTCTCCGCAAAAACCGCTAACCCGTCATTCCAGCGGACGCCGTGCCGGCGCCGCTGACTTCTGCGTTATGCCCCAAACATCGCCAGTTGCGCGGTAGCCTGTTCAAAGCGTTTCTTTGCTGCGTTGTAATAGTCCGTATCAAGTTCGCACCCCACAAAATCAACCCCGAAATAGTGCGCTGCTATCGCGCTGCTTCCGCTTCCTAGATGGGTGTCTAAAATCCGTTGCCCTGGTTTGGCGTAGTTCGTTAAGAGCCATTCGTAAAGCTTCACTGGCTTTTGGGTTGGGTGAATCCTGTCCTTGTTCGCCGCAGCATTAAAATCGTACTTCTTGGCACTGCTCTTAAAAGATGTCCACGCCATTTCATACTGAGCAAAAGTCACATCTTCTGAAAACCCCTTGTCCCACAAAATCCAACACGGCGAAGGGTATAGGTAATCTGTCATGTAGTTACCCCCCCATATAATCTGGTTTTTGCTCACCCTATCTAGTTGGGAAAAATAATCCTCGTTCGGTATGTTTTTGTCTTCTCCGGCAAACTTCTTGTATTTGCTCTTTGCGTCGCCTTTTCTCCGTCCCATGTTTACGTTAATGCCTATGCCATACGGCGGGTCAGCAATCGCCAAATCAAAAACCTTGTCCGGCAGCGTTGCCAGGTATTCCATGCAGTCTATGTTCAAAAGTTCAATGCTCATTTTCACCTCAAAACTGGCATAACACGTCGGTCAAGCGGACGGCGGAAAAGCACCGCCGCCGCTTACCTTGGCGTTAGGCGTCCTTCTGCAAAATAATTGCGCGCTTGTGCAGTTTTGCGCACAGCCATGCATTAGCTGCCGTTTTCGTAGGCCAGAAAAGAGGATCATGAATGCTGCCGTCACGTCGCACCATGTACGTCATCCAGCGTCCTTTGCGCACTCGCTGGATTACTGCGTCTGGCGTTTTGTCTTGCATGTTTCGTACTCCGTAGCGTGCTGTCGCCTAACAACTCCATCAAGCCGAACCCACTTCGTGGGTCGGCTTATGTCGGGCGTTAGCCGCCTCGTGTGCCACCCAATTCTCGCAGCTTGTCGCATACCCATTGCGGGTCAGTCACGCTGCCGCCCGGCAT